AAGTTGGAGTGTTGCTGGCACTTTGGTAATAAACACCGCCGTCACCGTACACACCCCCGTTAGCCATCCAATCCTGGCGGACACGGTTGACATATACCGGAGAAGTGTTTTGAGTGATCATGCGTAGTAGCTAATGTTGAGTTTGGCGCTGGCAGCTTGCTCAATAAATCGAATCTTTTGCAAGTCGCCATCGTAACTTAGCACGGTAAACAAAGGCAGTGGCATTCCAACCGATGATGTTGGAGCCGTGCCGTCATCACGCCATCGAACGGCTTGCGATTCCGGTGTAATAACCGCCAAAGTTGCGCCCGTTGGCACGGTTAAGCCAATGGAAGAAGACACAGTGGAAATTTGCTGATAACCCAAGCAAACGGTTGTAGATTTCAAACCCATGATATTTTCCTTATGCCAGAAATTTCAATTTATAGAGCGTGGTCAGATACAACTCAACAATATTGTCAATCAATTGCTGTAGTGAGGTGTCAGATTTGTCGCACACTTCATAGCGTACTTTTTCAATTTCATCCAACTGCCCTTGAAGAAACTCAATGATGTTGGCCGTTTTCTTGTTGCTACCCAGCGTGATCTGGCCCATTAAACCGTACCTACCTTGGTAGGCTTCAGCAAAAGCATCTGCTAGACCCACAATTTCGCTGTAAAAAGTGTTCAACGCCATGTGTTTGCTGAAACTGCGGGTATTCAAATGGACGCTGTGCGCTACATCCCGCGCTAGAAACAGCGCCCCAACAAATTCGTTACCTTTCATTGCGGCATCCCCTGTAGTTGTGGTTCCATGCCTTCTATTGGCATTTCCATACCCGGCATATCAACGTCACGCCCAGGCATTTCATTGATTAGGTCGCCGCTGGTAATCATTCCGTGGATTGTACCTAGTACCACCTCTTGCACCTGTTCTGGTGTCATGGCATCCGACGTAGCTGAAATACGCTTGGTTTGGGCATCGTAGGCTTTGACCTCAGAGTCAAACCGCTTGATCTCCAAAGTTTGCGCTTCCATCGATTGCTGGACGTTTTGCAGCATTTCTTGCATCTGCTGCATTTCCTGACCCATAGCCTGCATCTGCATATTGGCAGCCTGAAGGGCTGGGTCTTCATCGTCGCCCATAAATTTGGGGTCGATGGTCTTAGCCAGCCGTTTAGCCAACTCATCCGCACCAGGCCAGTCCATGTTCTTGACGAACAGGTCGCCTGCTATTGCCCACAATTGCTGATTGCCTTGCAATAATTGTGCCATTTCCTCTCGAGTCTCTTCCCGCTTAGTACTGAAACTCGGCCCGGTAGTAACCACCACATCATACTTCCCGACGCTGGGATTATATATCTTTTCGATCTCGACGCCTTGTTGGTCGACAATCCTCTTAACCGGCTCAGCTTGCGTCGGATCAATTTTCGCCATATCGGTTTTACCGTCTTCACCGATGATTCGAGCAATGCGTTGAGTATCGTAAATTTTTGGAATCAAGTCCACCAGTTGCCGGGTCACGTAGCGAATAGCACGAGCCAAGTTGTCAACGTAATGGTAGGTACCAACGTCACTTTCGCGTTGACGAGCTAAAATCGCTTTGCCGCTGCGCTCATTGCTGCTCATGCCCAGACTAGCATTATACTGTCCGGTAGCGGCTTTGATGTCTTCAGACGCTCCTGATTTAGCTTGCAAAAGGCCACTGGAGGCCATTGGAGGCTGTGCGCGTTGAGGTAACGGCATGATACTACCTGCGCCGTCTGTGACGTCTGGATTAACTTCCAGGTACGGCCAATTGGTTGTGTTAGCAGTCTTCCATTGCGCTTCATAACCTTCGAACTGCCCACCATAACCGATAAACGGAGCCTTGGGTGCCAGGGCCAACATCTCGGCCTCTTGACTGACCCAATAATTGTACATCCGCTGAGCGTCCTTGGCATTTCGCACTAGTCCAGAGACGTAAATCTGTCCGTCTACCTCGAATTCATTGCCGACCACCCGGACAATAGGAATATATTTACCGGCCCAATCGCGCTTTTCCAACACCTCGTAGCCGTTGGTTTTAATCCAGCAAATCTTTTCCCGTTGCACAACCCGAGTTTTCAACGGCTTACCGTAGAGCATCTTCAACTGCTTGTCGTCAAGCGTATTATTAAATGCCGTGACATTGCTAGGATATAAGTTCAACGTCTCAGGCTTGTATTCCACGTAAAAATACTCAGCGATCCGAACCGTTTCGTCTCGCAGCCATTGCGTCAAATCTTGGTCACCAATACCAAGGGACTGCAAGCTGCTAATCGGCGCGGCATTCGGATATAGGCGCTCGTACTCGTCTTTCGGTACATCATCAGTGATAAAACACCACCGAGCGTCCGCGCCGCAAGGGTCTTGAATAGCGGGGTCCATGAACACCGAAAATGAATTCCGGATGCGTCCGATCTTTAAATCCTGATCAAAGCTGTTCTCGTCACAATATTCAGTCAGTACCCGAATGTAGCCTTCGCCGTAAGTAACTTGATTCTCGCAAGCGGTATCGTAAGCGGTGTCAGCGTCGCTGATATATTCAATATGCCGAACAATGCCGTTAAATATTTCTGCTATTTCCGGATCGGCAACATCGTCCGCAGGAATAACTTTGCCGCTTGGTCGGTTGTGGCGCTGGTCGTTGGTAACTTGACGTACGTGCTGCGGCAGCTTGTTGATGGTCAGGCAAGGACGAGCGTTGATGGTCTGTCCTTGGACGGCTCCGCGAGTCGCCAGCACATCAGCAGGCCACTGCCATTGGTTATCCGGGCTACCCGCCATGAACCGTAGATCATCCAATTCATTGCTACGCGATTCGCTGTAGGCATCCACTGCCATCGTTAGGCGTGAGCGCATGATCGCCAGCATATCTCGCTGGTCGTCTTGCTCACCCGGTCCGCCGCCGACATTGGCGACTTGACCGACCTTGTTAATGCCAGTGTAATCAGCCATTATTTTTTCTTTTCTGCCTGTCGCTTAACAGAGTAGGCAATCGCAACCGCCTGTTTTACCGGCTTACCGGCCTTGACTTCGGCCTTGACATTAGCAGTAAACGCCTTGGGCGTAGGTGATTTTTTGAGTGGCATGATTTATGCGCCCATCCAGGAGTTGTTCATACTTTGCCCGGTGTAACTGCGTGAGTATGCGCTTTCTTCAGATTTCTTTTCTTTGCGGGGCTTGATGATGCCGGGAAAAAGTTCTGAAACAGCCCATATGAGCGCATCTGCGCGATTTGGGCTGTTTTCACCGATATATCCATTCGTGGTGAACGCCGATAATTCATCTTCCAAGTCGCGCATGTATCCCACATGACGAACTTTACCTTGTTCGTAAAGTGCCGAAATAGGTTCAGCCCGTACTGCTTTGCCGCGAGTTGCAGTAACTTTTCGGAAATTCGTACGTGGGCGAGCAGTTTGAATCACATGCTTTACCATCGCACCACCATAGTTCACTTCACCTACCACAGCGTCCGCTTCATGGCGATCATATGCATCTGTCACCACCCTACCCCATGTTGCCGGACCTGCTTTTACGGTAATGTCTTCCATGATATAGCAATTGCCGTCGGTACCAATGCCTGCTACAACAATACCGATAGCATCATTGTCCGCATTGTTCGTATCTCCGGCCCCTGAAGGGTCAACGGAAATGACGATTCGAACCATATCCGGTACCACGCCGTCAGTCACACGCCACAATTCGAAGTTCTCATCATCAAAAAGTGCATTGTTCGTGGCGTCCGCGAATTCGCCAAGCAAAAAGCGCTTCCGGAGACGGGGGCTAAGTGCCATCAACGTCTGCATGTACGTGCTGCTGAGATTTTCGGTGTTATCTTCCGGGTTCATCTTGCAGTTCACGAAATTCTCTGGGTGGCTCAGAGGTTTCTTGGTTTCTGGCTCGATTTTCTGAATGAACGTCTTATATGCCCAATGCATCTTGTTCGTGGGATTCATATCGTAGAACGCCCTTGGAGTCAAGAAATTGCCCGGTGTGGTTTCCGCAAGCTGCGCCAAACGGGTCATCGCAATATCATGGGAACTTTGCGGGATTTGCGAACATTCGTTGAAATATATCGTAGAATATTCCTGACCCAGGATTTTCTCAGTCCGTTCTTTATCGTCTAATCCGCCGAACCATACTTCACTGCCGTTGGGCAACGCGACGAACCAGTCGGTTTTCGAAAGGTTGAAAGTAACCCCTGGAAAGCATATTTCCATGACCTTTGGGAAGGTATCGAGGATAATTGACGCTTTTATGTGGTTGAAACGGAACCGGAGAATGCAGTGGCGTGATCGCGGGGCCTTCAACGCACGTAGAACAACATTCCGAACGAGCAAAAATGTCTTTCCAGACCGGCTTCCACCAAAAAGCATCCCGTGCGTGGCACTTCCTGCCAGTACTTCCTGGGCTTCTTCTTGCTTCGCGGTAAGCTTGAATTCGGCCATCAGATGTTCACATCGAATTTGCTTACCAGATTGATCTGGATGTTCGCTGAACCGGCGTTATTCTTTCCGCCGGATGCAAAATTGTCATATAGGCCAACTACTTCACCACGTGCTCGCTCTGCTGAAAGAGCTACCTTCAATTGCCCGGACGTTTTCGCAAGATCGCGTATATCCGCCAACTCATAAAGGTGAGCGCCCATTGATATCAGAGAGGCATCTTGGATTTTGTCCGTGATCTCTTTGATGCGAAGGGCGATCTGGGGTTTACTTAGCAATTCCTTGCCCCGTGCCAACGGGAATGGGGAATCCGCGCCAAACGTCATTTTGTAGG